GCCACCATCAGCCGCCTACAGCAAGAACAACGGATCCTGTTCGCTGCTCTCGCTGTGCTCACTATCTGGGTGCTGCTGTAGTACAACAGCACCAACGCCAGGCCGGGGGGCGACCTCCGGCTTTTTTGCGCGGGGTTCAACCTCCAGGGAACCTACTGACATATCCTCAATTCCCTTCTCTGTTACACACCGGGGGCAGGGGTTCAATTCCTGTAATACCCTAGAAGGTACCCTCCTACATAAAAATGCCCGAATCTGCTGGAGCACTCACCCTTCGTTACGCCCAGGGTCAGGTCTTCGGTAGCCGCAAACGCTTCAGAGTGCTGGTAGCAGGTCGCCGCTTTGGAAAAAGCTACCTCTCATGCATCGAATTATTGCGTGGGGCGATCGAAAAGCCGGGCGAAACTTTCTTTTACGCGGCCCCTACATACCGGATGGCGAAGGACATCGCCTGGAAGGTGATGAAAAAACTGGTCCCAAAAGCGTGGATCAAGAGCAAAAACGAGACCGACCTCAAGATTGAGCTGGTGAACGGCTCCACCATCGAACTAAAGGGCACAGAAAACGCGATGGCCCTCCGAGGCCGCAGTTTGGCTGGCGTGGTGCTGGACGAAGCCGCCTTTATGGACAGCGAAGTCTGGTTCGAGGTGATTCGCCCCGCCTTGGCCGACAAACAAGGCTGGGCATTATTCATCTCCACGCCCGACGGCACCGCCAGCTGGTTCTACGAACTATGGCAATACGCGGATAGCGGCGATGCGGACTGGAGCCGCTGGCAATTCACGACGATTGACGGCGATAACGTCCCGCCGGAAGAAATCGAAGCCGCCCGCGCCCAACTTGACCCCCGCACCTTCCGCCAAGAATTCGAAGCAAGCTTCGAGAACCTAAGCGGCCTCGTCGCCATCAGCTTCAGCGACGAGAACATCGAAAAGAGCGTCCAGGACCTGCCCGTCCTCCCACTCCTCATTGGGGTCGATTTCAACGTCGATCCAATGAGCGCCGTCTGCGCCGTCAAAAAAGGCGACGTGCTCTGGGTCTTCGACGAAATCATCATGACCGGCGGCGCCACCACCTGGGATCTCTGCGAAGAAATCCAATCCCGCTACGGCGTGGAGCGCCGCATCATCGCCTGCCCGGACCCCACGGGCGGCGCCCGCAAAACCAGCGGCGTTGGAGCGACCGACCACAACATCCTGCGCAAATCCGGCTTCACGGTATCCAGCCCCCGCAACCCCTGGAAGATCCGCGACAAGATCACCTGCGTCAACACCGCCCTTTTAGATGCCTCTGGAACGCGCCGCCTCTTCATCCACCCCAAGTGCAAAGAACTGATCAAATCCCTCCGCACCTTGACTTATGCCCCCGGCACCGGCCTCCCCAACAAAAACCTAGGCGTAGACCACGCTTTCGACGCTTTGGGCTACCTCTGCCTGCAAACCTTCAACCTTGCCAAACCAGAGAACCTCGGCAAGACCAACTATCGTGTGTGGTAACACTTCCTGCTGGCACACTATGGCGGCAAAAAAGCCCACCAAAGGCCAAAAAAAGGTCGAAAAAGTGATGTCTGAATATAAAACAGGCGCACTTAAGTCCAGCTCGGGCAAAAAAGTAACCAACCGCAAGCAGGCAATCGCCATTGCCCTGTCCGAGGCTGGTATGACCCGCAAAAAGAGGAAAAAGTAATGGCAAAACGCGGCCTCTACGCCAATATCCAGGCAAAACGCAAGCGCATCGCTGCCGGAAGCGGCGAAAAAATGCGCAAACCTGGCACTAAGGGTGCCCCCACCGCCGCTGCCTTCAAAGCAGCCGCCAAAACAGCCAAAAAACGTAAGAAGTAGCCATGGCCCTCACCGTAACTCGTGGCACCAACCTGGTAGAGCACTACCAGTCGACACCTTTAACCGCCGTAAACGACTCGTTCGAGATTCACGCCGACTCCAGCGAGTTCACTTTTGCTGCCGTAGTAACCGGCGGAGCCAACTTCAGCTTGGTATTCGAGGCTTCTTACAACGGCGGAGGCACTTATTTCGAACTAGATACCAGCAAAACAATCAACTCCAACGGCCAATTTGCCTACTTCTACACAGGAAAACCCGCACATCGCGTGCGTATGCGTATTGCATCAATCAGCTCTGGTACACCTAGCGTTATTCCCATCATCGCCGTCGCTTATCACGGTTAATGGCCATCCAAACCGTCAACGGAGGCTGTGTTCACATCGAAATTGATGCTGAAGACGGCCTCACCCACGCAACATTCGTCTTTAAGTCACCTCAAAACCCCGAAATCCTCGGTGGCTTTGTCTCCATGCTCGCCCAAGGCATCGAAGTACTGGTGCCCATCAACGATCCCGACGACGAAGAGGAAGACGACGACTAAACCTGCCAAAATAAGTACAAAGTAGGAGTCAAGCCGTGGTCTACAGCGCCAACATCCCACCAACTGGAGCTGTAGTCAGCGAATCGCCCTTCGTCCGCAGCCTAGACGTCATCGCAATGATGACGGACTGGAGCGTGATGGCTGCCGTCACCAAGGGCACGAGCTATTTGCGAGATATGTGCGAGACATATCTCCCCCAAGAACCCCGCGAAGACGACGACGCCTACCAAACCCGCGTCGACCGCAGCGTCCTTAGCCCCTACACCAGCCGCCTAATCGAAACCGCCGCCGGTGCAATCCTGCGCAAGCCCATCCACATCGAAGGCGATCCTTACTGGCTGGAGCTTGCACAGAACATCGACGGCATTGGCTCGAACATCAACGAATACGCCCGTCGCGCCCTTGTCAGCAGCCTGACCTATGGCCACAGCGCCATCTTGGTGGACTATCCCGCAGCAATGGGAGCGCGAAATCTTGCTGAGGAACGCGCCCAAGGCCGCCGCCCCTACTTTGTCCACGTCGACGCCCCCCAAATTTGGGGCTGGCGCAAGGAGCCCGTTACCAACCGCCTCCTACAGGTCCGCATCCACGACTACGACGTCCGCCCCTTGAACGAGTTCGGCGAAGAGCAAGTTGAGGAGATGCGCGTCATCTACCCCGGCCGCTACGACCTCTACACACTGGGACGCAGCACCGAAACCGTCGAACTGACCGAAACCGGCGGCTACAGCCTCGACGAAATCCCCCTCGTTCCTATCTACAGCAACCGCCGTGGCGCACTGATCTCCCAGCCGCCACTGCTGGACATTGCCAACCTCAACATCACCCACTACCAACGCCAGGCTGACCTCATCCACGCCCTGCACATCGCTGCCATGCCCACCCTCGTTTTAGAGGGCTGGGACGACACGACTGGCAGCGCAACGATGGGCGTCAACTACGCCATTGCCATGCAGCCGGGCAACAAGGCGTATTACGTCCAAGCCGACGCCACCAGCTTCGACGCCCAAATGCAAGAACTCCAGTCGCTGGAGGGTCAAATGTCCACGCTGGGCGTCACGAAGCTTTTCGGCCAAAAATTTGTCGCTGAGTCTGCCGAGGCCAAGCGCATCGACCAAGCGCAAAGCAACAGCGTGCTTTCCATCATCAGCCAAGAGCTGGAGAGTGCGCTCAACCAAGCTTTCGGTTTCGCCGCCCAGTACGTGGGCATCGAACCACCCGAAATCACCATCGACCGCGACTTCGACTACTACCGCCTGATCGGCCAAGACGTCTCTGTCCTGGCCCAGCTCAACCAAATGGGCAAGATCAGCGACGCCATGCTGCTGGAAATCCTGCGTCGCGGCGAAGTCCTGCCCGACAACATCAATATCGAAGACGAAATGGAAGCCGCCGGAATGGAGGCCACCGAAATCACCGAAGAGGCCGAATCTCCTGAGGAAGAGGATTCACCCGAGGAAATGACGCCTGACCGCGTTGACCGTCTGATCGAACTGCTCTCTCGCTGATGGCCACCCCAACTGAGCAGCTCACGCTGGCCCAAGTCACCGCACTGGTGCGTCTAACCCAGCGCGTCGATTCCCTCAACACCATCCACTCAGGCGACACCCCGCCCCGCACCACCCTCGGCACGGACGGCGACTGGTACATCGCCCTCGACCCCCTTACGATCTACGGCCCCAAAAACGACGGCAACTGGGGCAACGGCACCGAGCTTGCCACGAAAGCGCAAATCAGCGGCCTAACCGTCGGCGGCAGCTTGCCTGGATCTGGCGGCGGCAGCGGCGACTCAGCGACCATCGCCGTAGGCACTGTCACCACTGGCGATCCCGGCACCAGCGCGTCTATTACCAACGCTGGCACCAATACCGCTGCCGTCTTTAACTTCGTCATCCCCCGCGGTGACGTCGGACCAACCGGCGCTACAGGCCCCACCGGTCCAGCCGGGGCAACAGGCGCCACTGGCGCTACCGGTGCCACCGGTCCCCAAGGCCCCGCCGGCCCCACTGGAGCAACAGGACCGCAGGGTCCAGCAGGCCCCCAAGGCGAGCAAGGCATCCAAGGTGACGCCGGTCCTCAAGGCCCACAAGGCGCCACAGGCCCAGCAGGACCTCAAGGCGATGCAGGCCCCCAAGGCGCCCCAGGTACTGCCGCCACCATCGCCATTGGCGCCGTAACAACTGGCAGCCCCGGCTCAAGCGTCAGCGTCACCAACAGCGGCACAACGTCCGCCGCCATCTTTAATTTCACCATCCCCCGAGGCGACAAAGGAGATCAGGGCGACCCCGCATCAACTAATGATGGAACCTATTGATTCTTCTCTTGTAAACTAAAAGCGTCCAAGTAGTACATCACCGTGCCCGAAGAACAGCAAGCCCCAGTTACTCCTGTGGAGACTGGTGCGCCTCAGCCTGTGGCTGAAAGCCTGGATCTGGCCGCCCAACTCGAAGCACTCCGCGCAAAGAACCAAGAACTAATTGCTGAGCGCCGCAAGGATCGCGAAAACCGCGAAACCCTCCAGAAACAGCTCGAAGAAGTTCGTGCTGCCCAAGAGCAAGCCAAAACAGCAAAACTTGCGGAGTCTGGCGAGTACAAAACTCTTTGGGAAGAAGCGCAAACAACTGTTGCCGAACTCAAGCAACAACTCGCCGCAAAAGAATCCGAGGTGGAACAGATCCGCCAAGGTTTTACTCAAGAACAAGTCAAATCTGCCGCCATCGCTCAACTCTCCCAGGCTGGTGCATTGGCGCCCGATCAGCTGTATCGTCTATTGCAGGAGAACTTACGTGCCAAAGATGGACAGCCTGTGGCTGTTGTTGGCGGCGTCGAAGTTCCAGTTGGCGAATATATCGCCAACTTGAAAAACCCTGGCAGCGGTTACGAGCATCATTTTGCAGCCACGAACCGCGCTGGGATGGGTGTCACGGGTAGTGCCCGCGCCACCGTTTTACCCGGCCAAAGCAACCCTTGGTCTAAGGACAGCTGGAACCTCACCGAGCAAATGGTGATGCTTACCACTGACCCAGACAAGGCCCGCCTATTGCGGGCAGAGGCCGGCATCTAGCCCCTGTGGGGCGCCTCCCCAACCTGACTCCACTGGAGCTACCCAATGTCTGCTTCTAACAGCAACTTCGGGGGAACTTTTCTCTCGAACCTTGTAACCCGTCCTGAGTTTCTTCAGTACACCGCTGAGGGCATCTTCGAGCAATCGAAGTGGGTCCAAAGCGGCATTATCCAGCGCAACGCTGCGCTTGACGCCCGTGCCGGCGGCACCCGCGTGCGCGTACCTTTCTTCGACCCCATCGCCCCGACTGAAACCCAGATCCTGTCCACCTCCAGCTGGAACGGTGGCCTGGGTTATCTGACTGCGCAGAACGTCACTGCCGACGAGCAGATCATGACGATTCTGCACAGGGGCTTCGCGTATGCGGCGGATGATCTCTCTAAGCTCGGCTCGGGAGCTGACCCTCTCAGCCACGTCCGCAACCAGCTGACCGCCGCCATCAACAAACTGAAGACCGCCACCTTGGCAGCCCAACTGCTGGGTCTGTTCGGCGGCATCAGCGGCGCTGGCGTTCTGGGTGCCAACCAGACCAACAAGTCGTTTGCTGGTGTGCCCGGTTCGATGACCGAGGCCAACTTCCTGAACGTGGCCAACGTGGTGGCTGCCAAGGCGAAGCTGGGCGAGCGCGGCGACGAGCTGGACGCCATCGCCATGCACTCCAACGTGGCGTACTACCTCCAGCAGGTGGGGATGCTGACCTTCAGCACCTCTGCTCTGTCTGCCTCCGGCGCCATTGTGTGGGGCGGCGGCGGTGTGGGCGTTGCCCAAACCGAAGTGGCGACCTTCGCTGGTCTCCGCGTGGTGGTTGACGACCAACTGACCTACCTGACCGGCGGCACCTCCACCCACGCGGTGAAGTACCCCGTCTATCTGTTCAAGTCGGGCGTCGTCTCCGAGGGCATCCAGCAGGATCTGCGTCTGGCCGCAGACCGCAACATCCTGTCGATGCAGGACATCCTGGCCGTGGATTACCACTACGGCTACCACGTGACCGGCACCAAGTGGAACGTGGCTGGCGACAACCCCACCAACGCCGCCACCACCGGCAACCTGGCCGACACCGCCTCCTGGAGCCTGGTGTTCAGTGCTGCCAAGCAAGTGCCCCTGTGCCGCCTGCTTGTCAACACACCCTTCGACACCACCGCATACTGATTTTCAGTTCGCAGCAAAAAGGCCCCCAGTTCGGGGGCCTTTTCTTTTGGCTATTCAGCCTTCAATTTCCCCAATCCGAATTTTCTCTTGGTATTCAAAAATCTCAGGGGCGCGGCCGACCATTTTGTACGAGTGGGTCAGCAGCTCACGAAACACATGAGGGCTAACCGCAAGTTCCTGCTGAATTGCCTCGGCGTCTTCACCAGCAGCAACCTTGGTGCGAATGGCCTCAGCAACCACTTCAAGAGAACGCACTTCAGCACCGGGGATAGCCGATACTGCCGGCATTTCTACACTGGCTTCAGTGTTGACAGTTTTGCGAGCAGGCATGGAAACAGTCCGTCTTTTCGTACTACATGATAAAACGCGTTCTTACGTTGACGTCCCTTACGGCAAACACCTAGAAACACAAGCCGAAATTGAAATGCAAGGCGGACAGGTTTACCACGCCACCGTACTCAGCCCACCTATCAAACAAAGGAAATCCCGCACTGGCGCTAGACTCAAACAAAGGATGTATTAAGCCGTGCCCGCCACGATTGACGCCACCTTGAGCGGGGCTTCGGCCAACTCATACGTGACGCTGGCTGGCGCCAAC